CGCCGGTACACGTCCCTGAGAGACGCAGCAATACTCCAATGTTGAGTAGCGGGCGCCACTCCCCCGTGTCGTCTAAGACGGGGGAATGTTTGAGGAATTGGATGTCCTCAATGAGCTCACAACGTTCGAGGGTTATGATGTAACCAACTGAACGTGCAGCGGCAATTATCTCCTCAGGTGTCTCGGCGTTGCTTTCAGAAATAGCGTGACCGATCATAAGTGAGGCGAAGTTGTTGACACTTGTCGTTACAGTGGATCCCGAGTAAAGGGTAGGATCGTTATCTATATTCTCCAACTCGACGTAGGCCTTTCGTTGTCCGAGGTCGTACACGCGGATAGGTAGGCGTAGTTGGTCGATTAACATTCCGATGTCTCTATGCGCATCCCCGCTGACAGTGTCCTGGTAGGATCTGAATAGCGTGGGACCGTGGCTCGCATCACACGAGGAGATATCGACATTGTATCGGGTAACCACACCTGTGGAGGTGCGTATGGCCAGACACGAGTCGTCGGAAAAATATGCAAAATAGTATTTGCGTGGAGGAGCGATGAGATTTGAAAACACCTCACCTAGCTGTTCATGGCTAGGTCCGGCGCAAAAGTGGAACACAGCATTGTCCGTGAAGACATCGCGTTTCTGTGCCGACTTAAGGTAATTGGTGACCCGGAAACCCTGCAGACTGGCGGGGACCTTGAGGTCTCCGATCATCCGAGGTTCTTTCCCAGGCTTGGCCCATTCGTTCTTTTTCATCTTATAGGTGACGTACGTCAACCATAGGTTATTAGCCCATGTGCAACGTTTGACGCCCCCGATTAGGACGTCTTCCATGGCCTGTACTCTTAGGGCCTTCTTCTGGTGTGGATCATCAAAGTGATCGGTGGCTTCCTGCCGCCACCCTTCGTAGTCAGCGAAGGCAGTGGCATAATTTTCTTTCAGTTCCATGACGAAGGCGTTGTGCGCTTCAAGATAGAATTTTTGATTGAGACGGAGGATGATTTCCTGGACGTAGGATCCTCTGGCCCGCGTGATACGGCGCATAGCTACTTTAACATTATGATTGCTATTTTCGTAGATTACGCCGTTTGTTTCGACACACGGTCCGAATCTGGTCCGGTAAGAGCCATCGGCTCGAACTTGACCTTTGAATCTTCTCAACAGGGCTTCACCTGGAAATTGGATTGTACCGGTAGTTTTGTTGAACCACTCCTCCCCCCTGACACATTTCCAGCGTCGATTGAATACATATATCTTCTTGAGTTGAGAGATATTAACTGTAGATGTTCCAAGGAGGTAAGCGGTTTCGTGGCCGCTCTTTATGAGCGACTCGCCGCGAGGCGAAAATCCAAGCGAAGGGCGTTCGCTTTGGAGGGGGCCTGTGCGGCGACACCCTGAGCCAGGATGCCACGGAGAACTAGGAGGTTAACCGCTGCGCAGAGCGTGTTGAACACTAGTTGTGGGTCTGTGTATTGTTGCCG